AGAGCAATCGGCACACAAAAAAGATATTCAAACAAAGACTTCAAACATTTCCAATTATAACCTCGGGTAAATATGGACATGATCAGCAGGATAGGCAGCAGTATCAACTCCACCGTAACAAATGGATTGCAAAATCTTGGTAGAACAAATGAAGACACTGATGTTTTAGGTTCTGATAATAGAACTCTTATGAGGATGCCTACCAAAAGAGATGCTGAGAAAGCAAGAGAAACCAGACTGCAGGGATTCAAAGAAAGAAATGTCATAGAATCAGGGCCATCTGAGCTAGGTGAGTATGATGGAAACCCTGTGATCACATCAGATTTGAGCATACTAGAGAGGCTGGAAGTCAATACTTCAAACCATATCAGCAATTGGAAAACTGATGTGTTTCTAGGGAATGGGCAAGAAATGGTGAAGAAGGACATAAATCTCATACCAACATGGGATTCCAAAAAAGAGTACATGCAAATCAGTAGAGTTATAATCTGGATTGTTCCAGTGGCACCTGGCACCAAAGGGAAAATCAAAGCAGCATTGGTTGATAGGAACAAGGCAGAGTCTGAACAGATAATCTTCCAGAAAGAAGGGGTTCTGACTGATCCATTGTGTTTCATCTTTTACATGCACTGGTCTTATTTAAAATCCGTGAATAACAAAGCTCTCTGCCCTCAACTTAAATTTATAAGTAATGAAGTATATAAGAAAAATGTCCCCTTTGCTGTGGCCAACTTTGCATGGAGAAAGGTTTTTTGCAACTCACCAATTGCAATGACAGAGGTGCAGCCTGATCTTATTGTATTAAATAGAGGTATAACTATAAGGAACAAAGCTCTCCTCGAAGCTGTGAAGTGTATTGTACCTAATGGGAATAATGGAAAAACTATAAAGAAGCAAATAGAATCACTATCCAAGTCTTTAGAAGCAGCAGCTCTAGAGGATGAAAGTGAATCCACCGGTGCTGAAATGAAAGAGTTAACCTTTGATCTTTAGACTGCTGTCATTCTGTTTTTATAAATTTGTTTGTTTTAGTATTTTTAAATCCAATAAATTTATGATTTGTACTTATGTATAAAATCAAAATACAAAATCAGAATTAAAAATCAAGTGCAACCAAAATTATAAAACAAAAACCTAAAAAACAAATAAACAAAAAACAAAAACCAAAAAAACCCGAAAAAACCTAAAAAACCAAAAAACAAAAAACAAAAAACCCAAAAAACCAAAAAAGAGGGAGAAATCCCCAAATTGGGACCTAATGTCCTTTTATCATTTTTATATCTTTTATTTTGATTTTTGATTTTTTTGATTTTTTTGATTTGATTTTTGATTTTGATTCTTGGATCTTACATATTAGCATTAGTAACAACTAAATGATTTGATGTTGAAGATCTAGTTAAAAGATGTTTGATTGAACTGTTTTGATCTACTAATTCATAAACCTGCGAGACTAACAATACTTGAAATTACAAATCAATGTATTTCAGCCTTCTCACAAGATTCTTTTCACCATACATTTCAGAATCGTCAACATCACTGTCATTGTCGTCATGTTTCTTCTTTTTGATATATATAGTTGCATGAGAGTAGGCTTCTTTCCCCAGGTTTACACACTTTGATAAGACATATAAACCCAAAATTATGAATCCAAACAACAAGGCAAGTTTTAGCAAATCTAGTGCAGAGTTGGTGAAGTTGGCCACCCAATTAAAAGGGTAAGTCACAGTTTCTAAAAATGTGTGAAAGTCTGTATCTTCTTTATGTTGGAAGCTTTTCTGGATCCTGTGATCCTTGAGAGTTTCTACATTCTTATCGTTGATAATTTCTATCTTAGTCAAAGGGATATCTAAAGATATATTTTCATTGTCCTCCACAATCATCTTTAAAACAGCGTTTTCAGGAAGTACACCACAATGCAAATTCATCGAAATCTCATTAGAACCTCTTTCTACAATCAAATATTGGTGTTTAGACACACAAAAGTCTGAACTTATTCTAGATGCAAAATGTTTGTTACTATTGATTTTGTATTTACAATCTAGGCCTTTAAAACATTCTAAACATCCTGAACAGAAATGATCTATGATGTTGACTTTAGGTGCTTCTGTTGTCTCAACAAAAAGCTCAATAGGCAGATCCAGAACAGTTTTGATTTTGCCCAAAGAATAATCTTTTAACATGGTTATCTTGTTTAGTCCTGTTATGACAAAGGATCCTTCATTAAGCTTCTCTAGACCAGAGAAGTGATCAAATGTGTAAAACCCGCATTTTTTAATATACACTTTCTTGGGTCCAATGAACTCACAGTCCCATGACAGCTGTTCTTTGCCTATGTATTCTTCTGCAAATAGTAATTCTCCTTGCTTGTTCAGTTGAGGATGACCAAACGTCATGTCTGCACTCATAAGATCAGCTATGTTTCCTGTGTAAGCAGAGCCATCTTTAGCTAATGCAAGTTTGTGGCCAACAGAAATGTAATCATTCTGCAGAGTAGATGTTATTGATACTTGATAGTTATCATTAGTGTAAGCTTTCCTATCATCATGATTGAAGCAATTATACCCTTTGCCTGCATTTACACAGGCTGTTGATGAAACATGGACCTCCTTAACCCTGTACACATCTAAAGAATTGCTCATATCATAAACATTATCACAGTGACCACAAGTTGAGCCTTCATTCATAGCTATGCACATAAAATCTTCACAGCCCCATTGGGATGTAGGTTCTAGACAAAATTTATGATATGATGGATTGTCTGTGGATCCTAAACCTTCCCAGCATTTTTCACAATTTCCAGTGCAAGAAGAATAAATAGATGTTTTTGTAGTCACAATGTCAGCAGTTGTGTAGAGATATTCAATAGTATAAGTGACTCCAACATTTTTGTGTGTGATCATCAATTTTTTTGAATGGCTCATTGTTCCGTCAACCATCTCAAACACAGTCCCTGTGTCTGATATCAAGTCTTGCTCTATCATGTAGCGGTATTTCCCATCTACTTTAGAAGAATACATGAGAGTAGTTCGAGACAAGGTGTTACTATCTGAAATGCTGGACACATCTAACTTGTCTAGTGAAGCTATAGCCTTCGACATCACAGAATTAGTTTTTTCCCAGGTGCTCAAAGATGGCTCTTGTCTTGATAAAATAGTCCTGTTGTCTATAACCCCTGTTCTGCTCTTCTGGAGGGAATACAGGTCTATAGGTTTCATTTTCCCGTAAGCCTCACCTTTATAGCTTTCATGAACACTAGGCAATGGTTCATATATGTACATCTTTAAAGCTTCACAACTATAAGCACAAGCTAAGATTCTCAAAACTTCTGTATCTAAGTGGTCCGCACAATCGTCGTCGAAGTCAGGATAACACTTTTTATTAGCTATATTTGTCTGTGTTTTCCCAGTTATGTCTTTATAAGTCTCTACAACTTTGAAGGGGAAATCTAAGCTACCAGAGTCTTTTGTGATTTTACAATCACATTCTCGGGCAGAAGGCATAGAATGGGATCCAATGTACAAGAATTTTGACTGCTCGAGATCAGCATAACAATTATAGCCACAGGATGCTTGCAGAGCTAAAGTGTTTGGTAGAATTGAAATAACAATTGTGCTAAGCATGAATCTCGTTAGATAAAATGTGACATTTCTAGTAATACCCGTATTCATCAAAAATTGAAATTTTTTAGATGGTTTTTTGGGAAATCCGCGGTTAAAGTAACAATCAGGATTATGCAAAGCTCCAGAATCTGATCTACCACAAACACACTTTGGTGGACAATCATGAGACAGCAGAGACAAATATCCACACATATCACATCTATATGGCATTTTAGACCATAAATTGTTTAACAGGTAAATCAGAGGATACAAAACTATAGAAAGCAAATCATACCATAGGGATAGTGGACCTTTGGTTTTGTTCATGATCCAGGTTATTGGCATCATTATTAGGAAGAATAAAAATGCCCATTTCAACCAATAAAAATTCACACAAGTATACAACATTGTCTTATTATCTTGATACTTATGGACACACCTTCGAAGACCATTGTCGACATTAGGTAAGTGGAAGAACTTATCTCCGCATATTAGGTAATGAAACCCGTCTAAGGAATCCTCAGACAACTGATATTGGAATGTTCCTGTAAAAGATTGAACCTTAGAGTCAAGCTGACCCATTTGTTTCACAGTGACTCCAATCAATTTTTCTGTGGTTTCCAAGTTGACATTAAAAGTCTCATCACTATTCAACTGCGAGATATTGCAATCACCTGATAACTTCACAGAGTGTAAAACAATATGCTGCTTTGAACCGATTTTCTCTTCGAAGTATTTACTACCTACTTCAAGTAGCCTTTTGTTTTCCACATTCATGACAGGGACCACTGGAATTGTAATTTCAGAATTGAAATCTGAAAGAAGATTAATGTTTTTGCATTTTTTATAGAATGTAACGTTTTCTGAAGGACATGTATAATAATCATCTCCTTCATTCATTGTTGCAAGAAAGTTGAAAGTGGATTTCCCCACTATCATACAGTTAGATGGCAATGGAGGTTCATGATTTTGCTCAGTGTACCTGCATTTTTCTTTATCTGTATAACTATCAGACAGCATCACACTCCTATATGTCCCAGAGTATTTCTTCTTTCCAGACTGGCTTTCGAGGCTTGGTGACTTCTCTGAACTGGACAATTGGCGGAGATTGAGGATTAGACAAAGCATGAGTATCATTATTACTAGCAATGATGTGACATAAAATATAAAGCCAGATAAGTAAATAGGTAAGCTTGATGACATTTTTTACGGTTTAGTAGAGTCTTTTCAAGGGTTATTCTCGTGTGCCGATTGCTCT